TGGAGGAAAGATTAGTTTTGGTGTGAATACTGGAAGTACTGCTGGTTTAACTGTTCAGGGTGATGGTGACGTTGAAATAATGAACGGCAACGTCGGCATCGGCAAGACGGCGCCAACAGCTTATCTTCACTTAAAAGCAGGAACAGCTGCTGCCTCTACAGCACCTATTAAACTAACTTCTGGGACTGTCAATACTACGCCAGAAGCAGGAACATTTGAATACGACGGAACAAATCTATATTTCACAGTACCATAAAAAGGAGGAAAGATGAAAACTATAGCAGTATTAGTCGCAGTATTATTATTCACAGGAATTTCGTTTGCAGAGATTATTGCAGAAAAGATTGATGGCAATACAATGCAGGTAACAAAAACTACTGATACTCCTGAACCAACAGTTACTATATACACTTATGAGTTTCTTATTGCACAAAAGGCAAGTATTGCCACATCTGCCAAGAATTATCTTGCTTTAAGACAGAAAGAATTAGACGAAGTAAATGCTTTATTAGAAAAATGTACTGAATTAGGAATAACAGCGAAAGAAATGCCTCTACCGATAAAGGAGTAATATGAAAAAACTAATATCTTTGATCTTAGCTTTATCTGTTTTAACTACACCAGTATTTGCGGCTACCAGAAAAACCGTTGCCTTTACAGACTCTAATATAACAGGCTCGTCAGGCTCTTGCACAGGTAACGCAGCAACTGCATCAACAGCAACAACCGTATCTGATAATGCAATAACACTTGCTAAGATGGCTCACGGAACAGATGGAAACTTAATCACCTATGATTCCGCAGGAGCACCTGCGGCTGTAGCGACAGGAACAAGCGGTCAAGTGCTGACATCTAATGGAGCAGGAGCAGCTCCAACATTTCAAGCAGCAGGCGGTGGAGCATGGACAGATGGTGGTACAGTAATATATCCTACCACAGCAACGGATAATGTTTGCATAGGCGGAACAACAGACGCAGGCACAAGTGGTCAAGGGGTATTAGTTTTACAAGAAGGAACAGCACCAACATCAAGCCCTGCTAATGTAACACAGCTATATTCACAGGCACTGGGTATTTCTGCGACTGGCGGAACAGAAACCACAGATGGCGATTATACAGTAAATACTTTTACTTCAAGCGGTAGCTTTGTAGTTACTGGCACAGGTACAGTAGAATATTTAGTAGTAGCAGGCGGCGGTGGAGGTGGTGCAGGTAACTATGGCGGTGCTGGAGGCGGTGGAGCGGGCGGTTTCTTAACTGCTTCTGACTATGAAGTTACAACTCAATCTTATACTGTTACTATAGGTGCAGGTGGTGCAGGTGCGACTGACAATACTGTTCAAGGTACTGCCGGAGGAAATTCCGTTTTTGGAACTATAACTGCTATTGGAGGAGGAGGCGGTGGTTCTTTTAATAGTGGCTCTGGCGGTACTGGTGGTTCTGGTGGTGGACAAGGAACTACTTCAGGAACTGCTGGTGCAGGAACAGCAGGTCAAGGTTATGATGGTGGTGACGCAGGTGCTGCGTTTGGAGGAGGAGGCGGTGGCGGTGCGGGTGCTGCTGGTATAGCAAGTGCTGACCAAAACACCGCTGGAGATGGTGGTGCTGGGCTTTCTTCCACTATTTTAGATGGTTCTACAGATTGGTATGCAGGCGGTGGAGGAGCTAATGCCGAAACCGATGGCGGAACAGGAGGTATCGGTGGCGGTGCTACTGCTCCCGGAGGTAATGCAGATGGTGTTGATGCAACTGCTAATACAGGAGGTGGTGGTTCAGGTGCTGGTCGAGATTATGATGGCGGTAATGGTGGTTCGGGTATAGTAATTATTCGCTATCTTACTGCTTTTGCATCAGAATTAAGAGTTAGAGATGAAGCAGGAAATGTAACAACACTATCACCTCACAACTTCAAGAATATACCAAAGGAAATATCAGACAAAAACAAACAAAACTCTGACGATTTAGCATGGACTTATCATTCCGAAAAAGACGGAAAAGAAATTACAGTGGATATGTTTAGATCTATTCAGTTACTTGAAAAGCTAACAGACGAGAAACTTATTTATACTAATGACGAAGCAACCATAGTCAACACAACAAAAATTAAAGAGAAAAAATGAACGCACACGACAAACGAGTACATAACCTTGAGGTTCGCAGACGACTCCTTGAAATGATGCAGGAAGTTATCCGCGCAATTATGGATTTTAAATTATAAAAATGAGAGCATATTATTTGATAATAGTTTTAGCGGGATTAACTGCACTAGCGATTTTAACGCAGGTATATGTATAGGGAGATAAAATGGCAGAACACAATGGAAAATCCTTTAAAATTGTAATGTATCTTGTAAGTGTGCTTGTCATTATTCTCATATCAATAATTACCTTTATAGGAAATAATGTTGTTGCTAATGACCAAAAATCACAAGAAGCGGACAAAGAATTAACAGATAAAATACATCTTGTAGAAAAAGAGAACAGTAAGAGGTTTGAACAGATAATGATAGCACTAACTGATTTAAAAACTGAACAACGAGTAGTCCAAACGATGCTTACAAAAACAAGTTAAGGTAACTAATGACAAACCATAAACATAGAAGAGATACGGATAGGGCTTTTGCTCACGCTTTGGAACATTGCGAAACAGCTAAAACTAATATAAGTTTATGTGAAAACATTATCCGCAAGGCCCAAGAGGACAGTAGTAAAGCCAAGAGGAAAGAAGATGAAACTGCTTAAAATATTAAAATCACTCTTAAAAGGCGAAAGCAAAGACGGCAAGAAAAAAGAACGCAAGATAATGATTAAGAAAACCATAAGGTGGTGATATGAAAAACTTACTCAAACCTCGGACAATATTTGCGGGATTATTCTATATAACATTTTGTTATCTTATCCTTACAGAGGTTAAAGTACCGCCTGAGCTTAATACGATAGTATCAGGATTGTTTGGGTATTATTGGGGCAGTAGAAAACAAAAGGAGGCATTATGAGAGAAACTTTATCAAAGTGGATTAAGGGAAACATCGCAGAAACTGTAATAAAAATAGCCGCTAATAAAGTGGATATGTTTAAAGAGGGAATTCGTGCAGATAAATTAATGGACGATGCTTTGGGGGTATCCTCGGAACGCATCCAAAGAGGGTCTTTGACTATACTACTTATGCAATTTATTAAGGGATTATGGGCGGAAAATACTATGGCGCTAATAGCTTACTATCGCCAGGAAGCAAAGACTATGGAAGAGAATTTAAAGAAAGGAAAATAATATGTGGCTATGGTTAGAGAGAATATGGAATAAGATGTTAAAGATATTCAAGGCTTTTATAGATGCGGCGATACCGGTAATCACACAGATATTAATTGCTGAGTTTAAAGATTTTGCTATTAATACAGTAGGTACATTACAGAACACAGATTTATCCAATGAAGAAAAAAGAAAAACAGCGTTTGAAGCAATTAAGCAAGAAGCAATAAGCAAGGGTAAAGATTTATCAGATAGCTTGATCAATCTTTTGTTGGAACTCGCTTTGCAATACATTAAGAATAAGTTTTAAGGGGGGGTATATGAATAGAGCCGAGATAATAACAGAATTTAGGGCACAAAACCCGGAATTGACCGAAAAGAGAGTACCTGATACAGCCCTGCATAGTTTCTGTAAAGAAGGCAACAAGAATGTATGCGCGCGCACTCGTTGTATTGTAGACGAAGATGGTACAGTAATATCAACCTCAGAAGATGACGAGAGATACGACCTTACTGTTGAGGTATCTAAATTTTATGATTTGGATAATTTTCCAGGTTCTGGCGTACTTTACAACGACAAACGTCTTGACATAACTTCAATGGCTATGCTAGATAACGACGATATTAACTGGAGGAATAGGACAAGTGGAACTCCTAAAAAGTACTACATACGCGGTAAATGGCTATGCTTAGACCGACCTATAGACTCTAATGAACATGACCTAAAGGTGTATTGTGTGTTAATACCAGACGATTTTGATGCTGATACGAAATCTCCTTTTAATGGATTATCGTATTTGTCCCCCTTTCACGGGGCAATAGTTAAGTATCTAGAGTGGAAGGCTAAAGCTAAAGTTTTGAAGCCAGAAGATGGGCTAAGAGCTAAAGGCGAGTATGACGCTTATATTGAATATATGAAAAAGATGTTAGGAGGTAGTAAGTATGTCTCGATACGTTTTGAACCTAAGATATAAACTGTCCAAGTTCATTTCTTATTCTTTGCTTATTATGAAATTTACTGTGAGAAGAGCAGCTAGAAAAAAGGTGAAGATTCTCTGGACTATCATCTTGTCTATTATCAAAACTGTTAATAGAAAAATGGACACCTTTATGATGGACTTCTTCTCCCCGTTTAAGATACCTACCAATCATTTTTTCCATTACAAGATGGGATCGACGAACTTGACCATGTCTATTGCACAAAGGATGATTAGGACTATAAATAGAAATATAACCTTTACCATCAGTTATTATACCACCTTTCCAATTAGGATTTTTGCTACCTACAAGGAGACCCTTATTCCCTCTGCTAATAGCATCTTTTACTTTTTGACTTCTTGGAATACCCTTATTCCAAGGTGGTATAATTCTTTTATAGACTCCTCTTGGCATAACATCCTCCAAATTAAAAAGGCGGTTTTCAGTCCGCTAAAGAGAAAACAGTTATTTCCTCAAGACTTACTTACCGCCCAGTTTAAACATAAAAAATCTGCATTCTCTTTAGCTACTATCATTATACTTGCTTTGCTTACAAATGTCAACACATTATTTGCTCAAGACAAGATATACAAATTTGAGGACTTTACCAGAGGATTAGCTTCCAAGCTGTCACCTATAAACCTACCTAATAAGTTCGGTACAGTATGTGAGAACGTAAGACTTGGAGAAGAGCTACAATCCCTTACCAAACGCCCAGAAGTCGTGTCATACGGCTCAGCAGACATCACAGAAGCAATTACAGGAATGTCTCGTATTTACTTAAGTGATGGCACTAAAACATTAGTAGTTACTCACGGTGACGAGATAGAAAAGGGTACAGACTCTACAGGGGCATTTGCGACTATCCTTGCCTTATCCACAGGCGATTATAGATGGCAATGGGTTACTTGGCACAATATCGGAATAGGCGGGGATGGCTATAACCAACCTGTAAAGTATGATGGTTCTTCAGCTTCAGCGACTTACTTAGGCTCTTGTTTAGCCACAGACGCGGGAAGTGGAGCAGGCCCATCTGGAACATACACCTATAAGGTGACTTATTACACATCTTCCTATGAGATAGCCTTTGATCAAGCCTCTAATGCCCTTGCAGTCACAGATAACGATATAGATCTTACAATGATACCTATCGCTCCCACAACTTACGGTGGTGAGGATGTTGTAGGGAGAAAGATTTATCGCATAAAAGATGGTGGCACTACTTATTATCTGCTCTCAAACGGAACAATAGCCAATAATACGGCCTCTACGCTTACCGACTCCGATGCTGATGGAGAATTGAGCGCCACGGTGTATCCTGCAGCTCCTGATGCAACATACACGCCCCCTAAAGGGAAGTTATGCTTAGTCCACAGGAATAGGCTCTGGATTGCTAACAACCCCACCTACCCATCAAGGATATACTATTCAGAGGACGGATTACACGATGTATTCTATGATGACTCTTATTATAATATCCGACAGAATGACGGTGATGAGATTACGTTTATTAAGAATTTCAAAGGTATATTAACTGTAGGTAAGACAAACACTATCCAGAAGATATACACCGAAAGAACCGACCCCTCAGCCGATTGGTCGATTTCCGACCCCTGGAGTATATACGGCTGTAAGGCTATGTATAGCGCTGTAGTGACCCCTAAAGGGATTTTTTATCTTGGAGAAGATGGAATATATAATTTTAACGGTAATAGTTCAAGTCTTATCTCAGAGGCAGTTACTCCCGAAATAGCAGATATCCTTCCTGCAAATAGAGGTGATGTCTGGGCAGAGTTTCATAAAGGGATTTATTACTTAGCTTACACCTCAGAAGAGTCGGGAGCATCAGAAAATAACAGGATTTTACTATTAGATACTTTGTCTGACTCCTATTCTATAGACCTTTTAAGCGTGAACGCTTTTTGTGTGTTTTCATCAGGCACAGATTGGGGCGTGCTTTACTTAGGGTCATCCGAAGATGGTAATGTATACGCCTACACAAAAACTGATTATGAGATAGTCCACAAGAAACACGCAGATTTTACAGGTACTTGGGATGACGCGAGATATATTCCTACTGGAATACCTGGTGGAGATGCGGACTCTCCTGTATTAGAGATAGCGAGAATTGAGACCATAGACGAATTAAGCGGGATTATCAACGACTTAACAGGGGATATAAACAGAGAAGATACCGACGGAAGTTACATTTCCCAGGCTCTTGAGGTAGGTGCTTCATCTTACGATAAGCTATACTGGAATGAGAGATTTCCCACTTCGGGGTGTAATGTTACTGTTAATATTCGTTCAGCTTCTACGGCCGCGGGATTGACTGGAGAATGGTCATCGGCTTTCTCAGACCCCACAGGTTCGGACATATCAGGCGAGACAGCTAATACTTTCGTTCAGTACAAGATTAACCTCTCTACAACGGACATAGATTACACCCCTGAACTATACAGAGCCGATAATTACGTTGTAAGATTATCTTACAATAAAGAAGGCACCACTACAGAAACGACAGTTCCTTTTCGCTGGCAGAGTGGCTGGAATGACTTAGGCGCACCCGGTCAGACCAAAGTCCTTAAAAAGATATACGCTGTTTACGATAGTGAAAGCACAGGAACATTAACTTTAAAGTTTACCAACTTTGAAGGAGACTCCGACTCTTTCGAGATAGACTTACAAGAACACCCAAGCTCATACGCAGAGTATTTTGCAAATGGTGCATTTAATTGCGATTATGTCAATTTAGAAATATCAGAAAGTTCACTTAACGATTTAAAAATAAGGGCACTCTATGTTTGGTATAGCGAAGAACCTCTTAATATTTAGTTTAGTCTTGCTCTTTGCTTCACCTGTTTATGCGATTGGTGAAAGAGTATTAGCATTTGATGAAGATGGGCTAAATGTTCTTAACGAAGAATTAAGGCAGTTGCGCGATCGTACCTTTCAAATAAAATCCTCTTCTTCAGACACTACTCCTGGATATTTAGATGGTGGAATATTAGACATTACTGTTATAGGCGATGTAACAGATGGCGAAGTTGCGGGTTGGGCTATTAGTGCTACATCTTTAACATCTGGTACAGGAGCTACCACCGTTGGCCTTGACTCAGGCGGAACTAATCCTGCGATATATTGTGGAAGTGCTACTCCTGCATCGGCTCCGTTTAGAGTTACAGGAGCAGGTGCGGTAACAGCTACTTCAGGAAGTATTGGGGGATGGACTCTTGCTTCAGATAGATTATCTTACGGAACTGACTCAGACTATATAGGTTTAATACCAGGCACAGGTATTCAAATGGGTGACTCTACTTTTGCGGATGCGGAGTTTAGTGTAACAAACGCAGGAGCTTTAAAGGCTACTTCAGGTACAATCGGCGGATGGACTTTAGGTGATACTACATTAACATCAACGAACATAACGATAGATAGCGGTAACGAACTTATCAAGAGCAACGACTAT